TGATGAAATTTATCAAAACCTAAAACAAGGTAAACATCACCACGGTGGATCAGATTTCTTCGCACCAGATCCTATTAGAATATGGAGAAAACATTTCGGTGATGATGTATTTAAAAAATTAGATAACTTCGATCCAGATAACGAAGATATATTTCAATGGGTAAGTAGAAACAATATACAACCAACAAATAGAACTGGTCCTAAGAATGCGTTGGAGTATATGAACGCAACAGAGATTACACAAAGATTAACGGACGAAGCAGAACTACTTAACAAATACAAGAACCCTGCATCACAAGGTGATAATGCCAAATATTATTACGTAAATAAACCAGATCAAAGAATGGAACGAATCACGTACCACGGAGAAAACATAACGGGTTACGAGCAAGCATTACAGAAGATGGACCCTGAAGCATACAACACTTACGCTAAAGAGTATCGTCAAGCAATTAACGATGCAAATGTAATACCGTTTAACAAAGATGAAGGCATTAGAGCTATAGCCGCTGATTCTGAAGAAGGTAAAGAAATTACAAAAGGTATATTAGATTTAGCAGATAAATCTAGTGGAGAAAATATTGTTGCACTTGCAGATCCTGTATCAGATGCTATTACAGCAATCAAAGCTTTAGAACCAATAGATGCTATGAAAGAAGCAAATTTGGTTGCAGGCAAACAAGGTAAATATGCAAATTTATCTGATGAACAAGTAAACAAAATTATGGAAGATACTAACGATCACATATTTGAAAGAGATCCTATCGAACCAGAAGACTTTGCAAAAGGAGGAATAGTTGGCTTACATATTTGATCCAGAACGTAACACATTTATAGATGACGAAGACAAAAGTCTTGGTAACAAACTTGCGTTAGTTGATGACGATGAACTAGATAAAGCAATTAAACAAATTGATGATAAGTTTGGTCCAGGCACCGTGTTCCCTGCATCAGAGTTACCAGTACCAGAAAATCCATACAAAGATTTTGAAGACAGAAATCCTATGGCTGGAATTGAAGATGAGACTAGAGAATATTATTTAAAATATTTAAAAGACAGACCTGAAAATGCTAGAGGAGGAAAAAATAAAATAATTCCATTAAAAAACTTTGCTCCAGCATTTATAAAAGAGAACGCAGCAGATGGCGGGATGATGAGAAAAAACTTTGCAGATAATCCTTTAAAAAATTTTAATATAACTATGGATTTTCCTTTTGAATTAAATAAACCTCTAGGTAAAACTTATGAAATAGGTGATAAAAGTATATTAAAAAATTTACAATCGTTTGATAATATAAATCCTAATTTAAGAAAAAATTATATTTCAGAAACAACATTAAAAAAAATATTAAACGCTCCAGGCAGAACTTTTCAAGATCAAAAATATAAAAATGTAGGTGTTTATAATAAACTATTAAATGTTGTTGGAGAACCTGTTGTAGGTGAAAAAATACCAGGTACGGTTAAAAACGAACTTTATTATGATAAAACTAATCTTACTAAAGATGCTATTGAATTTATAAAAGATCCTAAATCTAGAAGAATATATTCAGACGATGGCAGAGGAAAATTAGTTATAAATGATGATAATTTAAAACAACTTTTTATTGACAAATATAATGAAGGTTATGGTCCTAAAGATATTTTAAAATTAATTGACCCTAAAAATAAATTAGGTGTTAGTCAAGCAAAATATGGGTCATCAGTTGCAGAAACTTTAATAGCCAATAATGAATTAATTAAAAGAAAGGGACAATCAAAAGCACACGAAGCTTATACAAATCAAAAAATTAAAAATACAGATTTAGAAATAGAAAAAATTAGTAAGATTTATGATAAAAATCCTTCTGGAAGTTTAGAAAGAATTGCTCACGTATTAGCTGGTGGTAAAAATAAATTTGATGGTTCTTCTCCAAGACAACAAAGTGAGTTTATGTCTAGAGCAGGTCTTCGTTCATATGATTTTTTACAGTATTTAAAAGGAGCTAGACCTAGTGTAGATGAAAATACAAAAATAAATGTTAAAAATAAAAATGAAATTATTAATGTTTTAGAATCTAGTAAACACCCTATTTATGGAATAGTAAAAGAAGGGGATGTAAGAAATTTTAAATTTGCAGAAATAGATGCTTTTTTTGGAGACAAAAGAAATACACACCAATACATAAGAAGAGATATTAACAAATTAGTTAATTTACAAGCAAAAAATGTTGGAGCAAAAAATCTTTTTGTAATTGATGAAGGACCTGGATTAACTACAGCTTTAAAAAATGGTTTACCTGTATTAACTAGATTTTCTAATTTATTCAATAAAAAAACAAATCAAGCTAAAATAGAACTAGATCTTAAATTACAACTTGCTTATCCTGTAGTTACAAATTTAGATACTGGTAAACAAAAATATACTATTACTGAAGTTGATGTTAAAAAAGCTAAAACACATGGTATAAAAGAAATAACAGAAAAAGATATAGGAAAAGTTATTAACAAAAAAGACCATCCTTTTATTAAAGTTTACAATAAATTTTCAAAATCTTTTTCAAAAGCAAATAAAGTTAAAACACCTATTTTCCAATTTGGAAATATAGATGATGGAATAGATTTAAAAAACAGAAATAAAATAACAAAAGAAGCTGCTATTGAATTAAAAAACATGAATAAAACTTATGGTTTTTACATGACTAATATGGGCACGGATTTAAAATTAATAGAACAAAAATTAAAAGATAAACCTCTTAAAAAATCTGATTTTTCTAAAAAAGCAATAGTATTTAAAAAAATGAGAGATAGTTTACAGGAGGTATATAATTCAATACCTCTTAAAGGACTAAGGGTAGGTCCTTCAACTGCAGCTGCAGTTATAGATTATAATTTTTTTACTAATGTGATGGGTATTCCTTCCGCAGAAGCAGCGTTAGGTGCAGCTAATTGGTTTACAAAAAACAAAGATGCAGCAAGAAAAATAGGTGATGCTATTATAGCTGTAACTGAAGGAAGTCTAACAGTAGATGAATTTATAAAAACAAATGGTAATTTATTAGCAGAAATCACTAAAGCATCTGTCGAGTCTACACCAATATCAAAAGACGATGATGTTATGGATAAAAGATTACAAGAAATGGATGCAGCAATGGAAGTTCCAAATATAGATAAAACAACAGCCGCACCTTTATATGACTATGCAACAGGTGGCCGTGTTGGTTTTAACGGCGGCGGTGCAGTTGGTGCTGATGATAACTTTGCAAAAGAATTAGAATATTTTTTATTGAACCCAGATGCTGAGTTACCAAAAGCAGATAGCTACAGAGAAACCATGAACCCTGTTGCTTTATTAAATGACATGATCGATCCAAGAAACTATGCATACTACGCAGATAGATTAGCAGAGACTGGTATTAGAATCGGTGAGTTTGGTGCAAGAGTATTACCTGCACTCGGTCAGTTGACCGCGGACCTTATACAAAAACCCGCGTTTAAAATTACAGGTGGAAGTAGCCAAGGTTATGTTCAAGACTATGATGAAGTATTACCATCTAACATTAAAGGTACAGGAATATTTACTGATTTTTTAAATAATTTAGTTGGATCAGAAGGTACAAAAGTTATTACAGAAAAAACAGGATTAGCAGAGTTAATTAGATCAGAAGAACAAAAACAAAAAGATAGAAGATCGACTATTGGTCCTAAAGTATTAGCAGATCAAGTAACTCTTGGTGCAGAACTTACAGCACCTATATTTCCTGGTTTAAAATTATTAAAAGCATATGCTAAAAATAGAAAACTACCGGTAGACAATACGACAAAAGAAATTATGGAGAAAGAAATTGATGAAGTGTTATCGGCACAGAATCTAACACGAAGAGACTTTTTAAAAGCAACAGGTGCGGGTAGTGCAGTTGTTATTGCTAAGATGTTAGGCTTTGGAGATGAACTTGCAACAACAACTAAGGTTGTAGAAAAAGCTACAAAAGAAGCAGCAACAGGTGGGGTACCTCCATACTTTTTAAATCTAGTTAAGAAAATTAAAACAATGGGCGATGAAACAATGGCTACAAAAGATAAAGCTACTGCATATAAATATGATGATTATTATATGGAAGAAGACTTTGCTGGAAACATTGAAATTACTAGAAAAGGTGACATGGATGTTCCAGGTTATGAAGAAGTTTATATGAGTTATAGAGTAGATGAAGTTCCAATAAAAGGTGAAAAAGGTTCTAGAAAAGTTGAAGAGTATGAAGAATATACAGCTAGACCAGATGAAGATGGTAAGATGAAAGATGTTGAAGATGGTGTTCCCGATGATGTTATTGAAGAAGGCACTCTATTTGAAGATAACATGACTGATTTTAATAAATGAAAAAACTAACTACAACAATACCACCTAAAAGAGGACCTAATCCACAAGGGTTGAATGTTTCTTTAAAACAGGTTAAAGTGTCAAATACACAGGAGAAAATAAATGGCAGACATAGACAAGTCTTTACCAAACGTAAAGACATCAATAACGGTTGATCCGGAAGAAGAAATACAAATTGCAGAGCAGAAGGAAGTAGAAGCTTCTGAAGAACCTGTAGAGGTTAACCCTCAAGAAGATGGTAGCGTAGAAATTAATTTTGATCCTAGCAAAGTAAATATTGAAGGAACACCCAATCACTTTGATAACTTAGCTGAACTATTACCAGAAGACATTTTAGATCCAATAGGAACTGACTTAGTAGAAAACTACATGGATTACAAAGCTTCAAGAAAAGATTGGGAACAAGCTTACACAACTGGTTTAGAATTACTTGGTTTTAAATATGAAAAAAGAACAGAACCATTTCAAGGAGCAAGTGGTGCAACTCACCCTGTACTTGCTGAAGCCGTAACACAATTTCAAGCTGGAGCTTATAAAGAATTATTACCTGCCGAAGGACCTGTTAGAACTCAAATAGTTGGTAACCCAGATCAACAAAAAGAATCTCAAGCACAACGTGTTAAAGAATATATGAATTATGAGTTAATGGAAAAAATGAATGAGTATGAACCAGAGTTTGATCAAATGTTATTTCATTTACCATTAGCGGGATCTACATTTAAAAAAGTTTATTATGATGATTTACTAGGACGAGCTGTTTCTAAGTTTGTTCCAGCAGATGATTTAGTCGTTCCATACACAGCTACATCACTAGAAGATGCAGAAGCAATTATTCAAACAATAAAAATTTCTGAAAATGATTTAAGAAAACAACAAGTTGCTGGTTTTTATAGTGATATAGAATTACAAAAACCTCAAAGTGTAACTAAAGACGAAGTTGAATCTAAAGAGAGAGAATTAGAAGGAACTAAAAAAACAGGTAAACAAGAAAACATTTATACTTTGTTAGAGTGTCATGTAAATTTAGATTTAGAAGGATTTGAAGATAAAGATCAAGAGTTAAATGATACAGGAATTAAACTTCCTTACATTGTAACTGTAGATGAGTCTTCAAGAAAAGTTTTATCAGTTAGAAGAAACTTTGAACCTGATGATCAAAAGAAAAATAAAATACAATACTTTGTACATTTTAAATTTTTACCAGGTTTAGGTTTTTATGGTTTCGGTTTAATCCACATGATAGGTGGACTGTCTAGAACAGCAACCGCAGCTTTGAGACAGTTATTGGATGCGGGAACGTTATCTAATCTGCCAGCTGGATTCAAACAACGTGGAATAAGAGTTAGAGATGAAGCAGCACCATTACAACCAGGTGAATTTAGAGATGTAGATGCGCCCGGTGGTAATTTAAGAGATGCTTTTATGACTCTTCCTTACAAAGAACCTTCAGCTACTTTATTACAACTGATGGGAATTGTTGTGCAAGCAGGTCAAAGGTTCGCGGCTATTGCTGATATGCAAGTGGGCGATGGTAACCAAGGCGCTGCAGTTGGAACAACAGTTGCACTTCTTGAACGTGGATCACGTGTTATGTCTGCAATACACAAAAGATTATATTCAGGTATGAAACAAGAATTTAGATTATTAGCAAGAGTATTTAAAACTTACTTACCACCTGTTTATCCATTTGACGTTGTTGGTGGTAGAAGAGAAATTAAACAAATGGATTTTGATGATAGAGTAGATATTTTACCTGTTGCAGATCCAAACATATTTTCAATGTCACAAAGAATTACAATGGCACAAACAGAATTGCAACTTGCAACATCACAACCCCAGTTGCATAATTTGTATCAATCTTATAGAAAAATGTATGAAGCATTAGGTGTAAAAAATATAGATCAAATATTACCACCTCCTGCGCCTGTGCAACCAATGGATCCAAGTCTAGAACACATTAATGCAATGGGTGCAAAACCTTTTCAAGCATTTCGTGGACAAGATCACACCGCACACATAACTGCACACTTAACTTTTATGTCAACTAACATGGTTAGAAACAATCCACAAATTATGGCATCAATTCAAAAAAATATTTTAGAACATATTAGTTTAATGGCTCAAGAACAGGTAGAATTAGAGTTTGAAGAACCTTTACAACAAATGCAAATGCTTCAAGTACAAGCTCAACAAGACCCACAAGCTAAACAACAGCTTCAACAACTATCAGAACAGATAGAAGCTAGAAAAGCAGTGTTAGTTGCAGAGTTAACTGCTGATTTTGCTAAAGAAGAAAAGGAAATTACATCACAATATGACAATGATCCTTTATTAAAACTAAAATCTAGAGAAGTTGACCTTAGAGCTATGGAAAATGAACGTAAAAAAGATGCAGATGAGGCAAAAGCAGACCTAGATAGAGCAAAATTAGTTCAAGCTAGAGAAATTTTTGATGATAAACTTGAACAAAACCAAGATTTAGCTGAATTAAGAGCTGGAGTAAGTCTTGCAAAAAAAAATAATAGTAATATAAATTAACAAAGGTAAAAAACTATGATGAACTATAAAAAAACAAAAGAAGTTAGTGTTCCTGAGCAAAATATAGAAGTAGATCCTAGATCTAAGACTACTGCTGATGGTTCTTTCAACTATATTCCTACTGGAGACAAGGAAAAAGTTAGAGGACAAAAAAGAATGTTAGCTGACAAAAAAAAACCGGCTACTTGGTACTAATATGTGGTTTTCGGCAATTAAATTAGCCGTTTCTGCTGGTAGTAAAATTTATGCTAACAAGCAGAAGGCAAAAGTCGCAATGTCAGACGCACAATTGTTACATGCAGAGCGTCAAGCTCGTGGTGAGGAAGCTTACCAAGGAAAACTTTTAGAAGCTAGACAAGCAGATTATAAAGACGAGGCAGTTCTTGTGATTCTCACGTTGCCAATTCTGGTGCTCGCATATGGAGTCTTTTCAGATGACGTACAGGCCATGGACAAGATAAAAGTTTTCTTTGATCATTTTCAATCGCTTCCGTCATGGTTCACAAATCTTTGGATCCTTGTCGTGGCGTCGATATATGGTATAAAGGGCACACAAATATTTAAAGGAGGAAAAAAATAATGAGAAAAAAAATGATGGGTGGCGGAATGTCAAACAGAGTAATGTACAAAGCAGGTTCTTCAAATCCAAAAGCTAGTAAAGCTATTAAGAAAAAAATTAAAAAGAAAAATAAATTTCCAGATCATTCTGGTGATGGTAAAATTACACAAAAAGATATTTTAATGGCTAAAGGTGTAATTCCAAAAACTAAAGGTAAAGCATAATGCCAGGAAAAGAAATTAAAGGTAGAAGTAAAAGAGCAAACTACCGTAATGGTGGTGGACCCGGTCTTTACGCAAACATCGCAGCTAAAAAAGCTAGAATCAAAGCTGGTTCAGGTGAAAAGATGAGAAAAGCTGGATCTAAAGGTGCACCAACTGCAGCAAACTTTGCAAGAGCAAAACAAACAGCGAGGTCATAATGGCAAAACTTTGTCCAAGAGGTAAAGCAGCAGCAAAAAGAAAATTTAAGGTTTACCCAAGCGCATATGCAAACATGTATGCGTCAGCAGTTTGTTCAGGTAAAGTTACACCAGGAGGAAAAAAGAAAAATAAAAAAGCTGGTGGTGGTTTAATGAAACAAGAATTTCGTGTAGGTGGATTAGCTAGACGAAAGAGAATGAGTTGTGCGTAGAAACTTTTCAGATGGAGGTGGATTAAGAAAATGGGTAGCCGACAAATGGGTAGACATTGGAGCACCGAAGAAGAACGGGAAATATCAACCTTGCGGGAGAAGCAAAGGCTCAAAGAGGAAATATCCAAAATGCGTCCCACTTGCAAAAGCCACACGAATGACAAAGTCGCAAAAGGCGAGTGCTGTCAAACGAAAAAGAGCAGCTGGGAACCCTGGCGGTAAACCAACTAACGTAAAA